CAATAAATCAGAAAAGATTTCGACTGGTCAAACTCCTGGTCAAACTCCTGGTCAAACTCCTGGTCAAACTCCTGGTCAAACTCCTGGTCAAACTCCTGGTCAAACTCCTGGTCAAACTCCTGGTCAACCTTGGAGTTTACTTTGTGCATACATTCAAAAACGCAAAAGGGCAACATCATGAAAAAACACGTTAACCTTAGTGATTTACTAAGGATTCAACTTCCCGCCCTCATTACCCATCAAACCACCCCCTTTATTCCACCACAAGACACTTGGAGTGTCCCGCAGATTCCCTATTCCCTAGGCATTACTGGCGGTGCTTGGCAATCCGGCGTTTAAATCAGGCATTCGGGACCCGGCAAGGGGGAATTTTTGGCGGACATCATTACGTATACCCTTTCAGATATTTTTACCAAATTCTTAAGGACACCCCAATATCCACCCGTAGTCACCCAATATCCACCCGTAGCTCAACCACCTTCACTTGCGTAGGCATTCTCAAGCGCATCAATGGCCTCGTTGATCATCTCGATACCGCTAATGGCATCCACGTTGCTTGCCGTGTACTGCTCTCCTTTGGAGTCTATGACGGTCAACACAAAGCCCTCAAAGAATTCCCCAAGAGTCTTCACAACAACATCCACAAGTTCCTCACTTGGAATACCCTTGGGTTCTCCTTGATTAAAACAACTGTTTAAATATTCGACTTCAGCTAAGGTGATCATCTTTTCTTTCTTTCTTTTGCTACGGAGAACTTTAAGTTACTCTAAGTTACTCTAAGTTACTCTAAGTTACTCTAAGTTACTCTAAGTTACTCTATGTTACTCTATGTTACTCTAAGTTATCTTAGAGTTATCCTTATTTTTTTACCCCCTTACCCCCTTATAGGTGTCCTTAAGGGTAGTTGTTACAGTTGAAACCACAACTTCAAACCACAACAATAAACTTAAGAAGACAAAAAACCGAAGTTTCTTTTCCTATTAGTGCATCAATCAAGGTCACTCTAGGGGTAAATCATTAACAATCAACCAATAAGTGTGTTGGAACGGAACGCAGTGAAGGGAAGGACTGAGCGTAAGCGATGGATTGACCGCAACGGAGAGACCTTAAGGCCCACATTGAGGCAACCCTTTGTTTCCCACGGACGTGGTCGTTAAAGGGGAAAACTCAATAAGGCCACCTAGGAGCCATTCTGAGAGCCTTTAGGTTTGTTTCCGCTGTCATCTACCACGGTAATACCCCCAAAGCCCTCCTAGACCCCCTACAGGCCCAAAGAACGCACAGTGTTGACCAAGGCCTCACAATAGGTTTCCCCAAGGAGCCTTTGACCCTTTTCTCCCTCAAACAAGGAACACTCGATGGTGTTGCTCCCAAAGAAGGGTTCTAGGATTACACAGGGCATTGAGGGTAGGCGTGTGAACAAACCACCACGGTCCTCCTTGGACAACCCCTTGGTTCCCCTATCTGCATTAAGGGGAAACTTTTGTTTGAAGACTTGTTGGAAGGTGTTGGCAATCACTTGGCCCTTCTTAGAGGTCTTCCAATAAAGGAACTCAAAGCCCTTTGCGGTTGGTTTGTCGGAGCTATTAAAGTGAAGTTCCACTGCAAAATCCACCTTAAGTAACTCAAGCTGAGCGCACAACCACATCATGGCCCCTGTGTATCCTTGGCCACCATAGGTGCTGAAGACCACCGAGTTGATGTTGTTCTTTTCCAACTCCATCCTAAGGATCTCAGCGACTTTTTGGTTGTAGGTCCATTCGGAGGCTCCAGAGGCACTTAGGGCTCCCTTGTCCCCTTTTCGGCTGTGTCCTACACAAATAGCAACCAAAGCCCTCCTAGACCCCTTAGCGGCTCTGTATGGTGGTACTAGTGACCTTGCGATGTTCTTGATTAAATCCATGAGTTGATGCTTCGTTGGTTGTTGGTTCGTTTGAAATAAGAGTCGGCAAGCTTGGTCAGTTCATCCTTCAGGAGATCCTCCTTGCGGTCGTCAATGCGCCTATTGGCATCTTGGGCCATATGTTCAGCCCAGTAGGCCACAGCGATTGCAAGGGCATCTAGGCGGTCATCGTGGGTCAAAGCACCACGGTCCCTTGTGATCCGTGATAACTGGTACATCAACTGGTAACGTAACTGGGAGTCCGTGGGGTACACCGAGCAAGACTCGTAGTCCTTTTTGATGGACTTAGGGTCAAAGACAAGCCTGTGTTGGTTCATGACTGGCTCCAAGGTGTCCACAATGCGCTTCTCCTTTTGGGTACTGTGACGGACTTCCTTGATGGAACACGGGTGGACCTTTTCAAGGTAAGGCTTGAAGATCTCCGTGAACATCCCGTCGCCAAAGTTGGACTCCACAATGATCTCGTTGACGTTGTGGTGGTGAGCTTTAAGGGCAAGGGTCTTTAACACGTCAGCACTGTAGCCACCTTGGAGACCACCGAACTCAGCGACGTAAAGGTAGCCATTGAGCATCTTCACGACTGCCCAAGCTGTTTCATCTTTACCACGTCCCGAAGGGTCAATGGACAACACCGAGCCTTGGTAATCAATGTGATCTCCCACGACCTTAAAGGGCCGATAAAACCTGTCTCCCGTGAAGCCTACGTTGGGTACTGAAGAGTCCCAAATAAGATCCGGTGACTGCGCCCACACAAGTTTCTCAGGAGCCTTGTCCCTGTCGATGTCCATCACGATTAAATCGTTGATCTTTAAGGGATAACGATCTAAGTCGGACAACTTAGGATCAAGCATGAACTGCATGGCAAACCCTGTGCGACCATAGGACACTTCTCGTTCAGCAAGGTCCAACTCAGAGAATCGAAGGGGTTCACTGGGGAGTCCCTCACGGGCATCATCAACACACGAAGTGCTTACGTTGCCTTGGTAGGACTTCTCGTTCTTGGCTACCGTGATGATCTTAGAGGGCCACACCTTGCACGAGTAGTCCCGCTCGATCAGCTTGTTGTAGATGGAGTCTTCACACTGGGGTGTCCCAAGAAACAAGATCCGTGACGACCCAAGGGGCTTAAGGATAGCCTCGAACTCTCGCACCTGTTCCCCAAGTTTGTCCCTAAGTGACTGGGTTGCTGAGTTGTTTGGAACCTCCACGTCGTCTGCCACAATGATGTCCGCACGGGAACCTGTAAGCTGCGAGGTGATCCCGAGGGATTTCACCGAAGGTGCGTGGGACGCTGGTGCTGGACCAACATCAAAGGAGATCTTGGAGAACCGTTGTTTATCCGTGGGCTTCAGGTGTTCCAGCATGGGCATCTCGTGGATCAACCTAAGCGTGAACGTGGAAAAGTCATCCGCCCGAGTCTTGGAAGCAGAGACCACAAGGATGTTCTTAGAGGGATCTAGGAGCAACTGGTGTACAACATAGGCAGAGCAGATCCACGATTTACCAACACCCCGAAACCCCTGCAAGACAGCCCGCTTGGGGCCATGTTGCATCCAGTCGGCTATCTCATACTGGATTGGTGTTGGATCAGGGAGCTTCAGGTGCTTCCAGCACAAGTACAGGAAGTTTCTAAAGTCTTTAAGTTGATGCGGAACTTGGTGCATAAATATCTGAACTTAATACTATTCCCCGACAACACGGTCAAGTCCCTCGTCGTGAAACGGAAGTAGGTTAACAAGTTCACCCAAGGGGCTACTTTTGGTTACCGTAGCATAGATGCCGTTGTCCTTGAGCATTTGACGAGCAGCGTTAAGGAGTGCTGGGGATGACTCGCCGCTTTTGATTTGTTGGATGAACTCGTCGATCAAAAGATCTTGGAGACCTTCCATCTTTAAGGCGCGATCAAAGTGTACTTCTTCACTCATATAATTATTGTTTGTTGTTCTTAAGTTCCTTAAGGATCTTAATGACCATGTAAATCAAGGTAGCTAGGCCAACCATTATTGCGATACCTGTGTTCACTTGTTCAAGAGATAGGTTAGCCAAGAGTCCTATGACACCGATCAAAGCAGGAGGATGTGTGTTGTCGTTCATCCTATTAGGCAATCTTCCAGATTTTAACTGAAGAGTAAAACTCAGGGCGACCCGCAAGGTTCAAGGCTGCTCCTAGTCCATCGGTGGCTCGTGCTGTGGTTGTGTAGTGTTTCAACTCAAAGACGCTTGGAGTGGTCAAGGTGAACTCACCAAATCCTACACTTGAGGTTGACGCAGCGTTTACCGAAGTAAACTCACTGCTTCCATAGACGGCCACCGAACCCGCTGTGTTGTTATTAAGCCAACAAGCGTGTCCGTGAACAGCCATTGCAGGCGCTCTAAATTCCGTGTAGTACGTCCCAACTGGCAACGTGATCTGATTGGCATTCAAGGATGCACCTGCAATGACGTTTCCGACTTGCACGTTGAGAGTACGAGTTACCGTTGTGGTTGCCGTAGCGGCCCCGCCAGCGGTTCCTTGTGCCTTTTGGTCGATAGCAAAGAAGTACTCTTTGGCAAACGGGTTTTGACTATCTGGAATAATTAGGTTTTTAGCAGAAAGATCCAAGGTATTTGCAAGCTTTGCAGCAGTAACATTGGCATCAAGGATCTTAGCAGTTGTCACAGAATCGCTTGCTAGTTTTGCACTTGTGACTGAGGTGTTAGCAAGTTTACCTGTGGTGACCGCTAGGTCTTGAATAAGTAAAGTTGCAATAGTATCGTCAGCAATTTTAGTGGTAGTAACCGAATCAATGCCTAGTTTATCGGTTGTAATTGCTCCGTTATTGATGTCCGCAGTGAAGATCACGGAGCGATTAGAGCTATTGGAGGCATCCTGAGAGACCTCTTGAGCAGCAAACAACGAGTGCCTATAGGCGGTATTCAGGGCATCCTCAGACAACACAGCACCGCTAGTGAAGTCCACAAGTGGAAGCACCGTGGTTGATCGAAAGATGCGAATCTTATTGTAAGCCGTAGGTGCTGTGGTGAGCGTAAGGGTCTTTGTGGTGGTATTTACGGTAGCAATAGTGGGCGAAAGATCCGTTTGGGCAGTCCCAATGTAACCAATAATCTTAACATCATCCTCAGTAAGGGCATCAAAGCCGTAAACAAAGGTAGTTCCAGAAAGCCCAGTGTCCGTTTCAAAGTATGAAAGTTCGTAAGTAGTAGCCATTTTAGTTATTTATTGTTGATTCTCAAATTTACCCAAGCGAGCCGCCTGTTTTTGTTGCATTACAGTGTTTCTTTTTTGGTACAATTCAGGGTATTCTCCAAGAACTTTTATTTGAGCTTGGTTACGATACCCGCGAATGATCCGATTTATGATGTCGATTCTAGGAGATTTTAATTCAACAGCCTGTCCTTCAAACTTCTTAGGTAACGCTTGGTATTCCTTGCTTTTAACAGCAACAGCCAAGGCTTGCTTAAGAGTTTTACCGTTGATCTTAATGGTTCCTGAAAGTTCCATCCAGCGATCATAGGCTTGTTGTCCTTCAGCGTTCTTAAATTCCCGCATATCGAGATCATTGAGTCCGTGAAGCTTAGACGAGGGCATCCCGAAGTGTCCGTTCAAGGTGGACATCTCTTGTGCTACTGGGTCGTTCTTTGCTGTCGAGATGTTGAAGGGGTTCACAGGCCCAAGAAGACCCGCTGGGTTCTCTCGGAATATCGTATCACCTAGAATTGTACGACGAGGCGGAACAACGTCACTCGCACCGGGAATACGCTTCAAGGTAGCATCAGCAAACGAACGAGCGTCCCTGAGAATAATCTCGTGTTCCGTGTTCTGCATCTGGTTAACGGCATTCGGAACAAACCCTGCACCAATATCACGAACAAGCTTAGGCAGGTACGTCGCCGGGTCTTGGACAGCCTTCATGAGGTTATTCAAACCACGCAGGTAGCTCTTATCTGTAAGGTTGTAGGTAAGCGTCATGGCACAAGCAGAGAACACAGCAGCCATATCATCATCTTCTTTTTCCTTTGGATTCAAACGGCTGTATTCTCCGAGATCGGCAAGGATTCCCAAAGGTGTTGCAATAGGGTCAAGTCGTTGATAACTGACGTACTTATCTCCAATTTTAAGGGAGTAAGGTTGCCAACCAGTTGCGATTAGCGTTGCCTTTTCATCAACATTCTGAGGTCCGCCACCAGTGATTGCTCCTTCGTTGTTCATCAAATAGTAGGATACCCCAGAAGTAAACATCACAGCAGTAGCAATACGACCACGAAGTTCATTGGCTTCCATTCCACGAGCGTTCGTAAACTGTTCACGGAAATCCTTACTGAAGGCTAGTAGATAGGAATCCTTGGCAAGACCCAATGGAGAACGAGCAAGACCAAACTTAAGGATGTTCGTAGGGGTTTTAACAAACGGAATAACAAAGTTAAGGCCGGGTACTTTGTTGATAATATCTGAGACTCCTTGGCTAATATCATCAAGATCGTTTGTAAACGTAACTACCTTACTTATTTCAGCAAAGCGTTTGGCATCTTCAGCGATAGCTGGATCAAACGGTTTTAACTCCGCTTGCTTTTGAACAAACCTTTCAAATTCTTTAGGATTTTTAGACCAATCAAGACCAGCCTTTTTAGCTTCAGCAATGTGCTGGTCAAAAAGATTCTTCTCGTTGTACATTTTACCGCCAGCTAGAACCGTTTCACGATATTTCATTTCAGCATACTTGGCTGCTTCCATTCCACTCATGCCCTTGTTGTAGCCCTCGTACATAAAGTGAGCGCGTCCAGAACGCGCATAGGCACTTTGTTTTGTTACAGCATCGGGAGCGACAAGTAACCGACCGGGAATGCTTGAGAATTCGCTGAGCCAATCCACTGCTTGTCCCATAGTCGATCCGTCTTTGAATCCCAGACTTTGCCCAGAAAACTCACGACCGTTAAAGCCTCTTCCGGTTGTTTCAACAAAAGCCGCTGCGCTTCCTGTAAGAGGATCTTCCCCTGTTCTAAACGCAGCTACAGCAGCATCGCTGATTTCTCCAAAACTTTGAAAGGTAGTAGCTGCTTTGAATATGGATTTAACAGAGTTAATATCTCCAACAATCCCAGCACCAATGATCGACTCAAGGGTTTTCAGGTTGTTTGTAACGGTGTTACCGAGTACAGCCACGACAAACGACGATGGACCAGACAAGATGGAATTACGCCAAACACTTTGAAGAGCATCAAATCCTCTACGTCCCCGTGATACCTGTGAAAGCTGGGTCATCACATTAAGTTGTTTCTCAATGTCGTCAAAGGATGCAGCAGCAGAGAACTTTTTGGCAAGCTCTTCCATAGACGCAGATCCCCATTTCTCCTTTTGAAACTTACTGATCTCCGCTTTATGGGCCGCTGGATCTAAGTTTTGTGGAATCTTCTTGGTGGGAACAAGAGAATCGATCTCAGCTTTGGTAGTGAACGACTTTTTGTTTTGACCGATCTGATTAAGAAGCGTACCAGCACCCGAAGCGTGCATACCATACAACATATTCCATTCAGTAAACGTCTGAAATGCTTTAGCAAATTCTTCGGTCAACAAGATTGCGTCTTCATTTTTACCGTTTTTAAGAGCATCTTGAAGAACCTTAGCTGCCTCAACAGCTTTACCTCCTGACAAACGAACACCAGTAAACGCCAAGTGCGTTTGAACAAAGACGGGGTTGAACGATTCAGGGATTGCTGTGCCAAACTTCTGAACGATGGAATCCGTACTAAGGCCCAAAGCTGCGTTCATGGACTTTAAGGTAGCCAACTTGTCTTCACCAGTGAGTCCTTCGATACGAAGTTTTTCAGCCGCAGAAATCGAAAGATCCCCCTTGGCCAATAGTTGGGTTACTTCAGCCATGTTACCTAGACCTTCGGCTTTTTCAAGAACGTCCAAGTAATCCTGCGAGCCTGACCGCTTGGCCCTATCGGTGATTCTAAAGGACTCATTTTCCGCCTCAATGGGTGTCAAAGGATCGAATACTTCTCCCTTCGTGGGAGGAACAACCGTGTCACCGCCAACTGAGGTTACCTTGTTATCCACAACGATAGCCTTTGGGTCAAGATCTGTAAGCTCCTTAATCACAGGCTCATCGAACGATTTAAGCGTCTGAACAACTTGGGTTTCCTCAAGAACCTTAGATGCCTCAAGTGCAGCCGTTGGTTTATCCAAGCCCTCTGCGAGTTTACCTTTGTATTCCTTGAGGCTTTTAAGGCTTCCCGTGAACGCCCCAGCGATCCCCTGCATACCTGCTTCAAGGAACAAGCCTTCGATGACGTTCTTAAAGCGTCCCTCGATTTCTCCATCATCCTTAGATGCTGCGAGGTACTCGGTGACAGGGTTTTGAAGTTCTGGAAATTGTTGAACAAGGTTTGAAAGGCGTTCCTCTTGACCATCAAAGGAAATAAAGTCAGCAACACCACCTTGAATTGCACCTTTTCCCAGCTTTGCAGCTGCTTGAACACCCTTGCCAGCTTTGGCTACCTTAGCTCCAAGTGAAACCGCCTGACCCGCTTTGCCCAAGAGTCCTCCGACAGGAATAAATCCCGTAAGGAACTGCGTAGCTCCCTCAACAAATTTACCCGAGGTTGACGTAGATTCTCCAAAGAACCTATTTTCCCAGTTCGGTAAAGCATCCAGCGACACAGCGTCAGCTAGGTTGTAAATAGACTGGGCAAAGCCCTCGATACCCCGCACAGGAGCCAAGGCGACATCCTTAAGATCAAAGAATTCACCTTGATCCTCCTCTTGTGGATCTACGAATGGAGCGTCTGTTGCACCCCGTGCTCCCGCTTGAGCCGCTGCGGCGAGTACTTGTTGCGACTCGTTTTCAATAAGGTTGGTAATTAACGACATAAAAATTATTTGGTAACTTTGATTCCACGGGATTGATAAAGAGTTTCTTGGTCAGCAATTTGTGTTTCCGAGATTCCCCATTTACTGGAGAACTTCTTAATGGCCGTAGCATACACTGGTTCATCCCGTTTTTGCAACCAATGAGCAGGAATAATTGGAAGGGTTTTATAGGCTTCCTTATTTTTCAGATCCTCCTCAATAGAAAACAACACGTTTCTGGTTTCGCTGGTTCCTAGTTTCGTAAAGGTTTTCTGAATGAACCCAGATTGAATAGCATCAACAGGGAACCCAACTTCTTGAAAAGATCTACGAACATTGCGAACCGCTTTGGCTTGTTGTTCGCTTCCTAAAGGAGCAGCGTAATAATCATCAAGATCGTAAGGGAACCATTGACTGTTGTGAACAGACGCTTTGGCAGAAGAGAAAACTTCGTAACTTTTAGCGGCATCTACCTCACCTTTAGAATTTTTAATGAGACCCTTAGTAAGCGAGTTATTTGCTTTGGTTGCATAATCATACGCACTTTCAAACAAACCAACACCAACTCTCACTGTTCCGTCGGCGTTTACGACAGAGGTCTCTTGATTCGCTTTACGCTTATCGTTCTCTAGGTCAACTCTTGCCAACTTTGCGTCTCCTCCGAACTTAACGAGCTTTGCATCGAACAACGCTTGCTCTTCGTCAGAAACAGTCTGAGAAACAGCTTGTTTGAACTGGGAGCTATTGATGTTGTTCGTAAAAGCGGCTTTGATGTTCTCCTTAAATTGATCATTGATAATGGTAGCAAGCTTTGCTCCTGTTTCACGCTTCAAAGCTGGTGTAGATACATTGTATTTAACACCCCCGTACTCAAGTTCGTTATTAACGCGAAGCCCTTGTGCGACAGTCTGAAGAGCTTCCTCAGTGGAATACTGTGCTTGTTGAATTGTCTGGCTCAATAGCTGCACAGCCCCCGGCTTAATTGATGGCTTACCGCTTAGATCTTGCGTAATGATTGTATCTAAAGTTTCTTTTGGAAAATTCAAAGACATATACTCAAAAGCATCAGAAGGAGTGTTTGCCACAACTGCTGTTTTTACAACCTGATCACCTAATCCATAAGCTTTTATGGTATCCTCAACAACAGAACTGGCTTTAATATTTGCAGCGTATTGCTGGTTTTGCGCTTGATATAGGTTTTTAATGATCGAAGACCTTTGATAATCCGTGAGATCTTCTCTCGCCAGAACATCAGCCGTTTGTTTTTCAAACACCTCGTCGTAATTCTTACCAGCATTGATTTCTCGAAGAGCTTTAATCTCGTATTCAGCAGAAAGATCCTTGTTTCGCTTTTCTTCATCTCGGGAATTTTCAGCACTGAATTGATCCTCTTCACGGTCCACGAGATCCTCAAGACCAACAAAGGTAGCCCTACCATCCACCGACCCAAACAACGGTTGATTACCTAGTTTAACATCGTTGATTGCCCCAAGAAGTTTCCGAGCTTCAGCGAACTTCCCTTCTTTTGTTAAAGTTTGAATTTCAGTTGAAGCGTTCTCTCTAAGAATCTTTGAGGCTTCCGTAGGGCTTACCTTGGCTCTGTTAAGGAGTGCGTCAGCGTTTACTTGGAATACGTTGTTTACGTTACCGTTAAACCTTTGAGCAGCCGTTGCTTCGTCTGTTGACCAACCGCTTACCTTTTTACCATCAAGCGGGTTGTTGCCTTCTGGGGTATAAAGATCCCAACGACCAGACATGGGTTTCCCTTGAAACTCTTCTGCGGTAACATCCATCCAGCGACCTGTGTGGGTTGTTCCGTCGTCTAGCTTAAGCGTAATAGTGTCCATGTATTGGACTCCTTCAGCTTCAAGCTGTGCGCGGATATCAGGGGACACAGCAACGTCACCAGCTTTCATCTTGTGAATACTTGGAAGTCCTTTTTTGATTTTCGCTTGTTCTGCTGGTGGAACCCTAAAACCAACACCTATTGCTGAGTTTGAATCCAAAAGTGAATCCTTAACACCTCCGTCTTTCCCTGTTTGTCCAAACTGAGTGATTCTGGAACCACCTGTTGCGGGAATATTCTTGGCTGCTGTAGGTGCTGGGTTGACACCATGATCCGCAGTTAATGGAGTAAGATTATTGATAACCTCGTCCTTGTTAAACTTCGTCACGTTGACATCAAAGTTCGACACTTGTCGTTGAACAAGATCAGGAACAACCTCCTCGATCAACTGGTTGTGCAACACCTTGGCATAAGGACTCTTGTCGGTGTATTCACTGAATTGATCCGTAAGTTCCTTAACACGCCCATCTGCGTAAGCCTTAAAATCCTCTGGAGTTGTGATCCCTTGGTCAGCGTATTCGTGAACTGGGCGATTCTTAAGTTCCTCCGCAAGTGCTGTGAGCTTTGGTTGAACCGTTGAGTTGTAATACCGCTTATAGGTTGTCTCAACAAACGTCTTCTCTTTCCCAAGCTTATCTAGGAAGCTACCAGCATTAGGGTCTCCTTGTTCGACTCGCTTGATAACCTCTTCTGGAGTCAAGGCGTTGGCCTCGATCTCTCCTTGTTTCGTTTGGATATCTACGAAGTTATTGAGTAACTGAGAGCCTCCCTTGAGGGCATCCGCAAGTTGAAGCGCAGGGTTCGTTTGGGGCGTTTGTTGAACCTGTACGTTATACTGTCCACCTCGTTGAATCGTGGGACGTAAGCCAACCTGACCTAGATCAAAGTTTACTTGTTCACGACCACCGCCGCCCTTAAGTGCTTTAAGAAGTTCTTCTTGTGTCATAAAAATTATTTAGCTTTTGGAGTCGTGAGTCCTGCTTTTTGTCCTGCGGAGTAAATACCTAATCCAGCTTGTGTGCCTTCCAATGCTGCATTCAAATAATTAGGCTGTTGAATAGGTCTGTTAATTGTTAAAAGATTCCTTTGATAACCAGAGCCAGCCGATTGAAGTTCCAGCGTACGCCCGATACCAATCATCTCAGCTTGTTTCTTTTCCGAGAACGCATAGGTTGCCTCCTTACGGGAGATATTAGCAACAAGTGCTTCCACGCTGAGACCAGCAACACCTCCCTCACCAGCAGCCACAACAGCGGATGCCTTGGCTTCCTTGCCCTTTACCTCTGCCTCTTGGAGACGTTGTGAGCGAGCTACTTGTTCTTGAGCTTCCTGTGAGCGTAACGAAGTAACCTCCTCAAGATACCGCTGGCGTTCTTGTTGAGCCGCGATTTTTTGTTGTCTCTCTTGCGCGTCCGCTGCTTGTTTTTGTGATGCTGCTGAAGACGCTGCGGTAAGTACTCCGCTAACAATGGCTGCAATGGCGAGGTATGACATATTATTGTAAATTTAAAAGTTGTTTTTTCCACTGGTTTAGACGTGGATGGTCTTTTTCAAGTAACGCATTTGAACGATCTTCAAGAATCTCTTTTCCGATTTCTTCTACGTCCGTTTTATCGGTCACATGAAATGTTGTCCAAATTGTATCCTCCACGGCGTATAAGACTCTCCTTGTGTTAGGCTTTGTAATTCCAGTAAAAGGAGCTTTATAAATCACTTTATTTTCATTATCAGAAATAACAGCAATCTCTCCTTTTGAAATAACAAAGGGATGCTCCGTTTTGTGCTTCATACTTGTAAGCAGTGTACCTTTAGGAATAAAGATTTCTCTTATGTACATTCCTTTTGTAAACCTGTGGACTAAAGGGCATTCAGCGGGAGCATACTCAACCAAACAACTTTCAATCTTATCAATGAACCCATCAGGGTTATCGGTGAATTCAGTTGAAAGAGGTACGTCTGGCACGCTTTCTTTTTGAGTAATTGTAAATTTTAAGAAGGGTTGATTATTTTTAAGAAAGACTTCGCTCGAGAACTCAGCACCACAATAAAGCAACCAACGGGTTGCATCAGTATTATCAGCGTGTACGTAGTTACAAGCGGTTCCACCGACAGCCTTAAGCATCGCTTTGATCCACTCAGGACTGTGCCTTATGAAATCCCGTCCTGCTCTAGGAACCAATAGGTCACTCGCTAACGCCCAGATATAAGGCTCATCGGTGTCTTCTCCACCACAGCCAAACATAGCCAATGGAGTCCCATCGAACCTACAGCAGATTGTGAAGGTACACAGGTCGAGTGTAAGGCCAATCCTCAGTGCATCCTCGGGACTATGGCCACCACAGTGACACTCAAGGGCATCAAAGGGTCTCATGGTCTCCGCAATGGGCTTGATATCGTCAACCACAGCAGACCTAATGATACACCTTTGGTAACTCCTAAGCGTATCGGGAAGCCCTTGTGTGGGCGTTTGCTTCAAATTCTGCTGATTGGAAATTGGCTGAGAATGCGCTGTCATTGATGATTTTAATAACGGAATCCTTGGCCTCTGTAAAGATTGAAAACCGCATTGCTCCATCCTTGAAGATCATAGTGCCAGCACGGGACACATCAACGATACTAGGCGTGAAATCCACGGTCATCGTATCACGAGCCACAGGTGTTACTTCGATTCTAAAGTGAGCAGCATCGGAGAAGAAGACAACACCGTTACGTAGGATGAACCTAGTAAGACCCGAAGGAGTCCCCTGTGGTCCCCCTTGCTGCTTAAACACAGGCTCACTGAAGGTGTACTCCATAGGATACCTGAGACCAATAAAGCAGGTTGCTGGGCGTTCTAGGTACACCGTGTTGCCCACTACGTGATCAATCTTGATGTTGATTCCCTTTTCATCGTAGGCTTCAACAACGTCCCCTTCGGTGATATTGTAGGAAAGATCAATGTAATCCGTAGGACCGCTTGTGACCTTCTCAAGGAGATCTAGGTGGTACGAGAAGTTACCCAAGGTATCTTGCTCAGTCCGTTGTTCCTCCATGTTGATGTACGTAAGTATCGCTTTGTTCTCCTTGTTTCCAAGGATGTACAAGGTGCTGTTCATGAACTCAATCCCGTAGATGTCCATCGACATCGTGAACTTAGACCAACTTGAAATGACCTTCTCGTTACCACTCCAGTAGTACTTGTAGATGTACAGGGTGTTTGTTGTAGAGGTGCGTGAAAGGACTGCGATAAGGCTTTCGGTAGAGGACGCTGCGATCTTCACGCTTGATCCTGCTTCGATGTACGAAGGAATCTGTGAAGTGATGTCAGCGGAGTCGTAGGTCATACTGGAGGCATCCAAGCGAAACTCACGGATACCAAGGTATTTTCCACGGGTAAACGAGAAGTAAACATAGGCTCCAAGCTCAGTGGGTTCCGCAGAGGTATCAACGTCGTAGTTGGTTACTGCGGTGATCGAGATGTTCTTAGAGGTCAAGGTGTCACCGCTCTTAACAACGAACTGCCCACGGTCAGCAAACAGAATAAGGTTCTCTTGGAATCCTACGGCTGAGAACAACTTGGAGATCTTGGTGGAAGCCGCAGAGACATCAATGAGGTCTGAGTCCAACAAGGTTCTCACGGTGGTCCTGAAGAAGTTAAAGAACTGTCCAGCTTCACTGAAGATCACCGTGTCGTCCGTAAGGAACCCAAGGCGATTCTTGAAGAAGAACAAGTTGTTCAAGGGTTTCCCGATGAACGATGGAAGTGGATTAGAGTCATCGTTGCCAACAACCCGATCATTCCAAGCAACCTCATTGAACTCAAAGGCGTTAAGACCTGTGTTCACAAGTCGTTGTGGCATCGTTTCTGGATCAATCTTATAGGAGATCTCAGAGCCAACATCCTCAATCCAACCACCAGCACCAAATGATCCTTCATCGTTCGTCTTGAACTTAACAAAGTAGTCATCCTCTTTGCTGTCGATAGCTCCTCTTACGGCCACCCTGAAGTTGTTAAAGGACGTTACTGGGAGATCACTGAGGTCATCAACAGTCTTAAAGACAACACCCATAGCAGCATTGGCTAACCCATCGGTACTTGCAAGGTAGAAGGTTTCTCCGAGCTTATGGGTTAACTTAATGGTGTTTCCTAGTACCGTGTGGTCATAGTTCTGGTGTACGACAGGTGTTGATACAGCGGGAGCCGTAGCTGTTCCAGCGGTGATTAAAGCATTCAACCCAACAGCAATAGTGGTCGTGTCAGCGTTAGCTGCTGTTGTAGAGACTCCTGAGACGTAGTTGATGACAGCACTAGAGGCGGTTGATTGAGGATAGGACATCGTTGCCGTTCCTTCCTTAAAATATGTCCCAACTCTTGTAATTGTAATCGAAACAATTTCACCCGTAGTGTCGTTAATGTTTACGATGTACCGGAGCGCTCTATAAGTATCTCCTACATTAGACAGTGTAATTACGGGCGGAAACTCAGAGTTGTAGCCCAATCCAGAATCTTGAATAGTAAAGCCTATTAAATCATATAGTTCGGCAATCCCCGGTTTCCACACAGGGGTAATCTGGGCTCTCCGAGCATTTTGGCCGTTGAAGTTCAACTGGTAATTCTTCTGGTAGTCCCCTTGCTTGATAAACACCAAAGCCTCAGAGTCACTAATGGCATCCGTCTTATCCTCAGTCATCGCTGGGGAAACCGTGGTGTTCAAGAAGAACGACGAGTCAGCCAACGTGAGCGGCTTAATGAGTTTCCTAGAATCACTTGTGACAAGATAGCTGGGCAACGGGAAACCACCAGTGACTCCATTGATCGTAGCCTCAACACCTGTGACAAGATTAAAGGCTCGCGCGACCTCGTCGTTAAGAACAACAGCGTACCGTTCAGTCTCTGAGCGATTCACAAAGTGAACCAAATCGGCGGACTTAAAGGACATCCCATCAACACCACGGATCACACGGGTACACTGGCGTTTCTTTAGGCCGTCACTGACGGAACTCAAGGCGTTTATCTGCTCCTCGCACTGACCCACAAAGCGGACTTTAGGTGACTGCTGAGAAACTCCTCCGACCAAGTTGGATACGGATGTTGTAATGTTTGCCATAAGATTTAAGAGATATCTCCGCTGCGGTTAATACCAACACGGCTGGCAAC